GACACAGAAGACCTTGTGGAATGGAACATAGGTGAAAACACTTTGATGAAATACTATGCCTTTGTTGTTGTTGATCCTAAAACGGGCAAAGCCACAAGAGATTACACAAGCAGCACATTACCAAATTAGTGGTATTTATAAGACAATAAAGCACTTTGCAAACGCAAGGTGCTTTTTTAGTGCAAAGGAGTGATAACGTGCTGAAAGTATATCAGGATGGGACAGTTAATCAGGTAAATGCTGAGCAGACAACAATATGATTGAAATATGCCGTTACAGTGATGGGCTGACGATCAAAGGCCATGCGGGATATGCAGAGCGCGGCAATGACATTGTATGTGCTGGAATATCCACATTGGCGCAGACGCTTATACAATCCATTGAAAATTTAACATCAGACAAAATACTATATGACATATCGCCCGGCTGGGTTGATATAAAACATGGGAATCTTACAGGAAGGGCACGAATCCTGTTTGATTCCTTTTTTATTGGCTGCCAGATGATAGCCAATGAATACCCGTATAACGTGGAAATAAAGAAATCGTGCCGGGGTGTAGGCGTGGATTCACCCCTTCAAAAAAGCTACGGTGAAAAGTCAGGCGTGGAGACTCTAAACTACGGAAAACAACGCGAAAGTTTCAAAAATCGGAGGGGTAAAAATGAAAACGCTATTTGACATTCAGCTTTTCGCGGATGGCGGCGCTGATGCGGCGGCTGACGCTGGCACTGAAGATGTAAAAGGTACAACGGCAACCACTGCAACAGAAACTGAAGCTGCACCAACCGCAACGCTGAAAGAACAGCCTGAAGCTAAATACACTGATGCAGACGTTGACAAGCTTATCAGTCAAAAGTTTGCAGAGTGGCAAAAGAAGCAGCAGAAGGCAGTTGATGAAGCAAAGAAGCTGTCAGCCATGAATGCACAGCAGAAAGCAGAGTATGAACGTGACCAGCTACAGAAAGAACTTGACGAATACAAGCGGCAAGCTTCCCTTGCTGAAATGACAAAGACGGCAAGGAAGATGCTTTCTGACAGCGGGATTACCGTTTCTGATGAACTGCTGGGCATGATGGTTTCCACGGAAGCTGAAGAAACAAAAGCTGCTGTTGACGGTTTTGCAAAGGCATTTACTGAAGCGGTGGAAAGTGCCGTAAAAGAAAGGCTGAAAGGCGAAACACCCCGCAAAGGTTCCGGGGGTGCTGCTGCCATGACCAAAGAGCAGATCATGACAATCAAAGACCCGGAATTGCGACAGAAAAAGATGCTCGAAAACAGAGAACTATTTAATTTTTAGGAGGATTAACCATGAAACATTTTGATTTGCAGCTGTTTGCCGTTGATGCTAACACCATTAAGGCTGCTGACCTTGCCAAAGTGCGTGACGTTGATTTTGCTGAACGCTTTTCCACTGGTATTGCTACGCTTCAGAAAATGCTGGGCGTAACCCGCAAGATTGAGAAGAAAGCTGGCGAAGTGCTGAAAGCGTACAAAGTGACTGGCACCCTTGAAAATGGTGAAGTTGCTGAGGGTGAAATCATTCCCCTTTCTAAGTACAACACCACTTATGAACCCATTGGCGAAGCTACGCTGAAAAAATGGCGTAAAGTGACCACTGCTGAAGCTATTTCCGAAAAGGGTTATGGTCAGGCCGTGAATGATACCAATGCAAGAATGCTGAAAGACATTCAGAACGGCATTCGCAGTGATTTTGTTTCCTTCCTTGGCACTGGTTCCGGCGCTGCTGAAGGCGTTGGCCTTCAGGCTGCTATGGCGCAGGTATGGGGTCAGATGCAGGTGCTGTTTGAAGACACCAGTGTTGAAGTTGTGTACTTCATGAACCCGCTTGATGTTGCTGACTATCTTGGCGGCGCTCAGATCAGCACTCAGACCGCTTTTGGTATGTCCTACATTGAGAACTTCCTTGGCATGGGCAGTGCTATCCTTGCTTCCGATGTTCCCAAAGGCAAAATCTATGCCACGGCTGCTGAAAACATCGTGCTGTATTACATCCCTGTTACCAGCTCCGATATGGCACAGGCTTTTGACCTGACCGCTGACGCCACTGGTCTGATTGGCATTCACACTGGCGCAACCTATGACAATCTGTCTGCTGAAACTGTTGCTGCGTCCGGCGTTGGCCTGTTCGCTGAAAAGCTTGATGGCGTTGTTATTGGTACTATTTCCGCTGGAACGGGGGCTTAATGATGTACAAAGTCATTAAATACTTCACTGACCTTCATGACAACAATTATCCCTACAATGTGGGTGATGTATTCCCCCGTGATGGGCTGACTGTTGGTGAAGGGCGGCTTGCTGAACTTGCTGGCAGCAACAATAAACAGGGTGTGCCGCTTATCAAGGTGGTAAAGAAAGCCCCTGCAAAGAAGGCCGAAAAGCCCGCTGAAGAAAAGGTGGAAGCACCCGCCGAAGAATAAGGGGGTGAAATGAATGCTGAATGACTTGAAATTGATGCTTGGTATTGCAGCGGATGATGCAAGCCTTGATGACAAGCTGAAATTTATTATTTCAAGCGTAACGGCAAGGCTTCAGCTGCTGTTGGGCGGCGTTGAACCGCCTGAGAGCATGGAACACATCATTCTTGAAGTGGCTATTATCCGCTACAACCGCATTGGGTCTGAAGGCATGGCAAGCCATTCCGTTGAGGGTGAAAGCTCTCAGTATGTTGATAGTGATTTTGCTGGCTACATGGACGAAATACAAGCCTTCCTTGAAACGCAGAAGGAAAGTGCGCGGGGGCGGGTGAGATTCCTTTGAGATTCGACACACCCGTTTATTTCCGGCGCATAGAGCGCGGGGCGTATGATCCCACAACTGGTAACTATGGCGCAGACATTCCCATTGAGGAAATGCGGCTTGCGTCTGTTACCAGTACGGGGGTTAAAACCTTGCAGCTTGTTTACGGCGCTATCAGGGAAGGTTCTTTCACCATCCGGCTGCAAAACCACTACAACAAGCCGTTTGACGATATACGGATTGGCAACAAGACATACCGTGTGGATATGACAAGGCCACTGAGAGTGAAGCAAGCTTTTGTTGTAAGTGAGGTGCAGCAAAATGCCCAGAATCAGAATTGAAGGCATTGACAAACTGCAAAAGGCATTAAAAGAGAATGTCACGCTTGCCGATGTGAAGCGGGTTGTGAGAAGCAACGGTGCATCAATGCAACGCAAGATGGTTGCAAACGCAGACTTCACAAGGGGTTATGCCACAGGCACAACAAAGCGAAGCATAGGTTTGTCTATCAAAAACGGCGGTTTCACTGCTGAAGTTGAACCAACAACAGAATATTCCCCTTATCTGGAATATGGCACAAGGTTCATGGAAGCGCAGCCGTTTGTGAAGCCCGCTTACAATGAGCAAGCAAAGAAATTCAAAAGCGATATGCAGAAGCTTGTAAAGTAGGTGATTATTATCGATCCACAGCAGGAATTGTTCACGCAGTTGAAACTTGACCTTGAAGCAATAGGGTTTGCCGTGTATGACGGCTTTTTGCCGCCTGACGGCACACCATACCCGTTTGTGTATTTGGGTGACTTCCAGCAGATAGACGCTGCAAACAAAACTGCCGTATTTGGCAGCGTGTATTCCACAATTCATGTATGGAGTAATGCGCCGCGCCAACGCGGTACGGTGTCTGAAATGCTGCTTGAAATCAAGACGGCATGCCGGAAGATCAAACACACAGCTAATTTTGCATGGTCAGTGCGCGAGGTGAACCAAAGAGTAATACCAGATAACACAACCAGTACACCTCTGCTTCATGGAGTAATTGAAGCGGAGTTTATTTTTAGCTAGGAGGAACAACAAATGAAACATTTTGATTTGCAGCTGTTTGCTGAAGGCGTACAGGGCAGCAAGATTGTATATCTGTACAGAATCGCTTCTGAAGCGGCTTCTGAGGATGGCGCTGTGCTTGCTTTTACCACTGAGAATGAGCGCACCAAATCCAAAGACGGTGACAGCACTGTTACCAAAGACGGTTCTATCCGTACCCCCGGCGCTGTAGAGCAGGAAATCACTGCAACCAGCATTCTTGCCAAAGGTGATGAACTGGTAGGCAAGCTGGAAGATGCGCTTGACAATGACGAACTTATTGAAATCTGGGAAGCTAACCTTGAAGAAGCCGCTGAAACTGGTGAAAACAAGTTCAAAGGCCGCTATTTTCAGGGCTATCTGACGGAAGTGGGCTATTCTTCTTCCGCTGAAGACTTCACGGAAGTTTCCCTGACCTTTGCCATTAACGGCAGCGGCGTAAAAGGTGATGTTACCGTTTCTGCTGCACAGCAGGAAATGGCAAACTACGTCTTTACTGACACTGCCAGAACTGGCGCTTAATAGCTAACTGCTGCTTTTAGGCGTTACAGATTGATTGAGGGGGCTTTTATGCCCCCTTTTATTTCTAATTTCAGGAGGCTAAAACATGTTTGAATTGACTATTAACGGCGTTGTTTATCAGTTTCATTTTGGTATGGGCTTTATGCGTGAGATCAACAAAAAGGTTGGCACACCTGTTGACGGTCTGCCTGATGTAAAAAAGAACATCGGTTTGCAGTACCACATTGCCGGGCTTATGGATGGTGATGTTGAAGCGCTGGTTGAAATCCTTGAAATCGCAAACAAGGGTCAGAATCCCCGCGTAACAAAAGCGCTGCTGGATTCCCATATTGATAATGCGGACACTGATATTGATGCGCTGTTTGGTGATGTGCTTGATTTTTTAAAGAGTGCAAATGCTACGAAGAAAACGGTGCAGAATCTTCTGGAAGCAATCGAACGTCAGAAAGCGGCGAACTAAGTTCTTTTGAAGACTTGTACCGGGAAATAGCTTTAAACTGTTTCCGCTATTTGGACTTTAAGAGTTTTGCAGAGGTAGACCGTTTAACGATCCCTGAATATACACTGCTTATGGAAGCTGTGCGCCTGAAACAGGTTGACTGTGATTACAGAAACCATCTTCAGGCGTTTCTTAATTTTGCTGTTAAGGCAGAGAAGAAAACAGGCAAAGGCAAAAGCAAGCCTGTATATGGGAAGTTCAAAAAGTTCTACAACTATGAAAAGGAACTGGAAAAGGCCAAAAATCACGGCGCAGAAAAAAGCAGGTTTTCCGGGTTTGGCAAGTTTTTGAAGAAGGGAGAGTGAAAACATGGCAGATTCTTATTCCGTAAAAGCCATTCTGTCAGCTACTGACAGCGGGTTTTCTTCTACTCTCAAAAATGCGTCAAAGATAACAGACACGCTGAAAAACAAGATCAGCGGGTTCACATTCGGCCTTATATCCGGCGCGGGTCAAGCCGCATTCAACGCATTGACAAGTGGCGTTTCTGGCCTGATTGGTGAAATTGATGCTTCTAATGCTGCGTGGAAAACCTTTGCAAGCAACATGAACATCATAGGCAAAGGAAACGAAATAGAAAGCGTAAAAGCAGAGTTGCAGTCATTTGCTGAAACAAGCGTGTACAGTGCAAGCGATATGGCAAGCACTTATTCACAGCTTGCAGCGGTAGGAACTAAAAACACAACCGCGCTTGTAAAGGGTTTTGGCGGCCTTGCTGCGGCGGCAGAGAATCCGCAACAGGCAATGAAAACATTATCCCAACAGGCAACGCAGATGGCAGCAAAACCAACTGTTGCATGGGCTGACTTCAAATTGATGCTTGAACAAAGCCCCGCTGGTATGGCTGCTGTAGCAAAAAAGATGGGCATGACCACATCTGAACTTGTTACAAATATTCAAGATGGCAAAGTATCAACAGATAAGTTTTTTGATGCAATTGTTAAAGCGGGCGGCGCAGGAACAGAGTTTGAAAAGCTTGCACGAACGCCAAAAACAGTTGGTCAGGCAATGGACGGATTAAAAGAAACCATAGCCAATAAGCTGATGCCAGCTTTTGATGTGCTTTCTGAGGTTGGTATCAGTGCCATCAGCGGCATTGCGGACAAGATCGGCGAAATTGACGGAAAAGCCATTGCAGATAAAATTTCCGGCTGGATCGAAAAAGCCAAACCGCTTTGGAATTCCTTCAAGAAGGTTGTGCAGAAGGTATGGGGTGTAATATCCGGCATAGTCAAAAGGATGAAACCTTTGTTTGACACTATTGGCACTGCTGTCAGTGATGCGTTTGGTGCGCTTGCTGATGCAACGGACGGAATCAACACAGAAAGCATTGTGGATAAGGTAGGCGGCTGGGTTGATAAGGCTGTTGAAAAGTTCAACATCTTCCGTGATGCAATTGCTGATGTTTGGCCGGATATTAAGGCTGCGTTTGATGCAATCATGGACAGCA